TTTTTTAATCTGAATTAACATACATTTATTAAATTTCTCATCTGTAATTGGATTTTTTATATCCTTATCTACTAAACCTTTTTTTTGTAAATCATCTAATGCTTTTTCTTTATCCTCTTTTTCTTTAGTAATAACTTTTTTGTCATTCTCTAATTGTGATTTTTCAGATTGTAAGGTTGTAATCTGAGTATTTAATGCAGCAACCTCTGCACCATTTTTGGCCATAACAGATTCTACTTGTTCATCTGTTAATCCCATTGCCTTTAATTCTTCTCTTTTCATGAGTTCTCCTTTCAATTCAGGCATTCGTGTTTTTATACGGAGCAACGCCTCCGACCTGGTGTTGTTGTCGGACAACAAAACAAAACCGTAATTTTTATATAAAAAATAGACACCAATTAAGATGTCTAAATTTAATAACTTATTAAAATATCTTTATTTATCTCCATTCACTTCTAAAGTTTCTATGCTTAATATTTCATTTGCAAATAGTGAATAGTTTTTATTGTTTTTCTCATTTATAATATCAATTTCTTCTACTTCTGGTTCATTATCTGCAGCAGGTACATATCCTACTACCTTTCCTATAAATTCTTTGCTATTATCAACTTTTATCTTTACCCTTTTATTCAAATATTCTTCTAAATTTTTCATAAAATTATCCTTTCTTATATGGAACTATATGTACTCCTGTATTACTATAATGTATTTTAAAATTATTTGTTTCAAATTCGCCTTTCTTTGTTTTTACTACCCCTATTTTCTTGTCTGTTTCTATGATTTCTTTTTTATCCCACTTTCCGTTTTTATCAAAGTTTATTGTTCCTCTTCCTGCATATTTATTAACTAAATCTTGTGCTTCTTTACTAGATATTGTTAAATAACTTTTTTCTAAAGTATAGTTATTACTTCCTCTAATATGCTTATCTTGTTTTCCAATATCAATAGTTTTATTAGTATTATTTATATATTGTTTAGCAGCTTCATTACTTTTTATTCCTTTTGTATCTAAATATTGTGCTTTTAAATCCTTCCATTTTTCTATGTTATTATACTTCATTTCCTGAAATTTATCAAATGTTTTTGGAACTCTATTTGTTAGTGTTTCTTTATACCTTTTATATTGGTTATAATCTGATGATTTGTTTTTATTCATCTTTTTATCGGTTTCAAATGCTTTTTTAGTTTCTGGATCAGAATGTACATATTTTTCTAGCCATTCTTTATATGTAATATTACTTGGTATATAATAAGTTTTTCCATTTGTATTTCTTGCTGCTCTTTCTCCAAACTCAAATTCATCTTTAAAGTATGGTGCTGTTGTTGTTCTACATCTAATATGATATGGTGGTGCAGTTATTCCTATTTTATAATCTTTCATATCAAATATTTTGCCATCTATTTCTCTACATTCTTCTGATGTTTTAGAGTCTAATGTTGCAATATTTATATATCGCTCTACCCATAATTCATTAAAACATTGTTTTCTTGATGCACTTGCAAAAAAGGCTGATTCAGTCATTACTAATCTTCCTGCCTTATATTTGCTTGTATTAAAATCTTTTGAAATTTTTTCTATAAGTTGATCTGCATCTCCTCTTAAAGATTTCTCTAAGTCTTTTTGCAATGTATCTAGCAAGGCCTTTTTATTTTTCCAAATTCTATCTGAAAAAGTTTGTTCATCACTTGTCCACGGTCTTGATACAATCTTTTGTATAACATCAATATTCAATGCAGCAACTTTAAAAGCAACATTTGAACCTTTTTGCAATTCGTATGCGGTTTTATAATAATTATTTTTATATGATTCAATAATAAATTCATTTGTAGTTTCTTGTTCAGTATAGTACAATTTTTCAATTTGCTGTTGTATTTGTATCTCTAATGCTTCTAGTCTCGATATATGTACTTTTGCACTTGCATTTTCTAGTTGTTTTCTCCAGATCATATCTATTCCATTTTCTTGCCCATATTTTATGTATTCATTAACATCCCATTTTAGTTCTTTTAATTCTTGAATATTTAACCACTTTTTTGCTTCTTGCATACTTATTTGATTATTTACTGCAAACCTTACTAGCCAATTATTTATTTCTTTCTTTATTGAAGCCAATGTTTGTTCATATATTTCTTGTAATTCTGTAATGTATTTAGAATCATTTAATAACTGTGCTTTTTCTAATTCTTCAAATCTCTTTATCCAATATTCTGCATTACTACTCATTATTTATCACCAACTTTTGCATCAGCTTTGTTATCTCTTAATTCTTTTATCATTTTGTCATATTCTGATTCTTGCTTTTTAGCTTCCTCTTTTTCTTCAGTTTCAATTTTTTCTTCTTCATCTTCTACATCAGTGATCCATGGGTGATGTGCCCTGGTTGTTGTATTACTTATTATTTCCACAGAGTTTTTACAATTTTCAATTAATTCTTTTTCGTTTACAGTCATGGTTTTATTAAATACAAACTCAACTTTTTTATTAGTATAATCTTTTCCAGTTGTCATTTCTACCCAATTGTCGTAAAAAAACATAAAGTATTCTAAACTACTTTGGAACTCAGTTTCTATATTGCTGCAGTCTAAATCTAAATCAGCATACAATTGCTTTAGTGCAACTCCTGAATCTTGTGTGCCAAATTTTTCGCTTTGAGTATCTACTCCAGAACCTCCTTCATAAATATCCTTTCTTAATTGTTCAATAAAGCTCTTAAATGCTTCAATATTTAAATTGATATCTTCTCTGTTATAATCTCCATCTTCATCTAAAAATACTGTATTATATGTAGCAAGGTTTTTTTGAAATGTTCCCGCTTCCGATTGATAATTCTTAACGACATTTACTCCATCTGGTGCATCATAGATAGAATCTCCTGTTCTTGAACACAATTCATCATAACAATCTATTAGAGATTTCAACAGATGAATTAGTGGCATTTCATCGCCATTATATTTAAAATATATAAATGGTATCTTTGTCCATCTATGAAGTGTTTCTCCAATTTTAAAATGTGCTAAAATGCTAACACCTTCATTGTCTTTTCCAATTACTAAATCTTTTCTTTTTTCTACTTCTTCAACATCTTCTATTAAGGTTGACCCATCATAAATTAAATATCTTACACCTTCTAAATCCCAATATTCAACTTTTGTTTTTTTCTCTTTTTCTGTTTCACTAGTATAAACTTCTACATCATAGGTCATTATTATTGCATCTAATATTTCATGTTCTTCATCCTGCCATAACGGAACAATTCTTGTCGCATATCTTAATCTTGCTTTTAATTCTCCAGTATTATCAATGTATATTTGCCACCAAGTAATTCCTCGTTTAACTGCTTCTATTAATGTGTATTTAAGTCTTTTGTGCATTTTATTATTGAATAAAGCCTTTAAAATCTGTTTATAGTCTGTATCTTCTTTTTCTCCTTTTTCTATTACTTGTTTTATCGTTGGTTTTTTCCTTAATAAATATCCAGCTTTTTGGTTTATCATTTTGTATAGTATTGGATGTTTAAGTATATAGTTTTTTGAATGTGGTGCAACTTCTTCAACTCCATCTTGGTTTATGAATGTTCTTTGTTTCTTTTCAATTTCTCCTTCATTTCTAAAGTATTTACTTCCTTCTAACATTTCATTATATGCCTTTGATTGCTTAAATTCGCTTATTTGTAAGTCAATAAATTTTGATAGTTTTAATCCTTTTTTAGCTCCTTCAGCAATTATCATTTTTACTTTGTCCATTTCTGTTATCATTGTTTTCATCTCCTTATTTGAAATATGCTCCCCTCTTTCTATTAGGGAATAGTGTTTGTAATAAGTATCTTAATGCATCCATAGCATGGTCATTTTGTTTTATTGGTTTGTCCTCTCCTTTTTCTTGTGCCTTTTCGTCCCAGATATATGAATTAAATTCTCTGATAATATTAGGACATTTTTCTTCAACAATATGGATTCTTTCTTCATCAAGCCAATTTAAAACTAGATTAATTCCATCTATTACGCTGTTATCTGCTTCCTTAACTACAATTTTGTTTTGCTTAAATAAATTGATTAATGATGTTGCACTAGGATCTATAATTACTTTTCTTATGTCTATATCTTTAATTAATTTTTTATAGTCCTTAAGAAACAGCTCATCTGTTTTTGTTATTTTTTCTTCTTGTCCGTTTTTATTCTTCTTTGTGCCTT